GCCTCCAATTAGCACGACGACCGGCTGGCGACCGACCTGTGATTGCAATGCGCCGGTCATTCCGGCGACAGTACTCGACCCGTTCTTCGGGGCCGGCACTACGGGACTCGTCGCCCGTCAACACGGCCGCAGCTACATCGGCTGCGAACTCAATCCCGAATATGTCGAGATAGCCGAACGCCGCCTTGCTGCGGCAGCGCCGGCCGCTCACCCGCTCGCCCCTCTCCTTCGGCTGCTCGCGGCATGACCTTCGCCACCATCGAGGACATGCTGGTCGCTTCCGCTGAGGCCGTCCGACCGCCCGAGCGCCTGAGCGTCAGCGAGGCGGCCGAGAAATATCACATCGTCAACAACCCCGGCACGCACGTCGGGCCGTTCTCGAACGAGAAGACGCCATACAACATCGAGCCGATGGACGAGCTTCAGTCGCTCGACTTCACGGCGGAAGTCTACGTCGGTCCGGCGCGCTGCGGCAAATCGATCAACGCGATCAACTGGCTCTGCTCGACGGCGATCTGCGATCCGGCCGATATGATGTTCATCAATATGACGCAGGCATCGGCGCGCGACTGGTCGCAAGGCGATCTCGCCAGGGCGATCCGCTATTCGTCCGAACTGCGGGGCCGACTGGTTCCCGGCCGTCAGAACGACAACGTCCACGACAAGAAATTCCTCTCAGGGATGCGGCTGCTGGTGAAGTGGCCGACGATCTCCGAACTGTCGGGCAAGACGATCCCGCGGCTGTGGCTGTTCGATTATGATCGAATGCCGCAGGACATCGACAAGGAGGGCAGCCCGTTCGACTTGGCGCGGAAGCGCGCGCAGACCTATCGGCGGTTCGGGATGTGCGTCGCGGAGTCATCGCCGGGCTTCGAGATCGAGAATCCGAAATGGCTGCCAACGAGTCCGCATGAGGCTCCGCCGACGAAGGGCATCCTCGCGCTCTACAATCGCGGCGACCGGCGCCGCTGGTACTGGCGCTGCCCCCACTGTCACGATCCTTTCGAGGGCGACTTCAAGCTGCTTCGCTATCCCGATTCGACCGACTCGATGGAGGCCGCCGAAGCTGCGGAAATGGGCTGTCCTTCGTGCGGTGCGCTCATTTCGCAGTCGATGCAGCAGGAGCTCAACGCCGGCGGCCGCTGGCTGAAAGAAGGCCAAATCTGGCTTCCGGACGGTTCCATTTCGGGGACTGCCCGGCGTTCGGACATCGCGAGCTTCTGGCTGAAGGGTGTCGCCGCGGCGTTCGTGACCTGGAAGGATCTCGTCCATAAATATCTGCTGGCACAGCAGGAATACGAGAACACCGGCAGCGAGGAAGCGCTGAAGGTCACGGTCAACGTCGACCAGGGGCTGCCCTACAGCCCGAAGGCCGTCGAGGCCGGACGCCTACCGGAGGAATTGAAGGAACGGGCGCAACATTACAGCGAGCGCGGAGTCGTGCCGCCCGGAGTGGGTTTCCTCGTGACCACGATCGACGTTCAGGCGGGCGGGCGGCCGTCGTTCGTCTGCCACACCTACGGAATCGGTGAGGCCGGCGACATCTGGCATGTCGATATGTGGAAGATCAGAAAGTCGAATCGGGTCGATGAGGATGGCGAACGAAAGCTGATCGATCCTGCTGCGTTCGAGGAAGACTGGGACGTGCTGATCCCCGAAGTGCTCGAGCGGCAATATCCGCTATCCGATGGCTCCGGTCGTTTGATGCCGGTGAAGATCGTCGCCTGCGACTCTGGCGGCGCGGCGTCCGCGCACAGCGCTCGCCTCGCCAAGCACGAAGGCCCGAAGATTTCCGTGACCTCCAATGCGTATCAGTTCTGGCGCCGGCTGAAACGGCGGGGCGACGGATCGCATCTGCGCTTCCATCTCGTGAAGGGCGCTCCGTCGCCGAACGCGCCGGAGATGCACAAAACCTATCCGGACAGTCAGCAGAAGGACAAATTCGCCATCGCCCGCGGCGATGTCCCGGTGTGGCTGGTGAACTCGAACAAAGTGAAGGACCGAGTGGCGAACAAGCTCGGCCGAACCGACCCTGGCGGCCAGGTTCATTTCCCCGTCTGGTTCGATCCGGAGACCCACGCGCCCGAGGACATCGGTTGGCTATATACTCAGCTGACGACCGAAGTGCGGACGACGCGGGGCTGGGAAAATCCTTCGCGCCGGCGCAACGAGGCGTTCGACTTGCTGGCCTATTGCATCGGGATTTGTTCGACGCCGCAGATCAGGCTCGAGCATATCGACTGGTCGAAGCCGCCGGCTTGGGCCGATCCGAACTGGGATAAGAATTCGATGGTGATCCGTGCGGCCGGCCAAAAGCCCGCCGTATCGTCCGACGAGCAGAAACCGACGATCGAGGATTTGGGCGAGAGTTTGGGGTGAGGAGCGGTCCGCTCTTATCTGCAATCGGTGATGACGAGAGCGGCTGATTGACCCTGATTTACCAGCTTTGGGCGCCAGAACTGCCACCAATGGCGGTCCGGATTCGGAACCTTTGTCCATTCCATGTGCGGTACATAGACGGAAAGACCGTAAGCCACATCGAGGCGCATTCTGTTTCCCCCATAATGATGCGTCGGCGTGGGAGGTTCCTGCGCTGCTCAATGCCCGCAGGCCGCTAATCCCCGTCACTGCCCGACCCGTAGGCCCGCCGACGCACATTCGGGACTGGTCAACCGCTCGCCACCCATCCGATCCCTGTGCAAAGGCGTTTCAGCCAGCGTCGGGGACCAGCCTAAGCCTCGTCCGTTGCGTCCCGCCGCAACCAGTTCTGGTGCGGAATGCCGTTCCCCTGTGGCTTCGAGGAACGGCCGGAGTCCCGACCGTGAGTCAGTGTACCGCGTCGACCTAGCTGGCTCGGTTGCCCGATCATCCAGCAGTGCCATGACCTACCCGCTCAATTACACGCGCCGGTTGTGCTGGTCAACACTTTATTGATTCGCCCCTTTACGAGTGTCATATACCGCTGAACGCAACCGCGCGGGCGAGGGATGGCGACTCTTCAGGAACGGCTCGATGAAGCTGAAACAGCCTACCATGACCTCGTCATTGGCAAGGCACTCGTGCAGTTTCATGACTCGAACGGCGAGCAGGTGAGCTACAACCAGGCGAACCGCGGCGCGCTCGCTGCCTACATCCAGGATTTGAAGCGCCAGCTCGGTCTTGCGACCGACCTCGGCCCGATGCGGCCGATGTTCCGATGACTGATATTGACGCTCTGATCGGCGGCCCGTCGGCCCCATCGGCGCCGCCCGGTGCGGTCGCACCCCTCCCGACGCCGGGCGGCGATATTATCGTGCGTCCGCTCGACCCGAATGCTCAAGGGGCGTTCGACGGGGCGGACCGGTGGAATCAGGACTTCGGCCTGTGGGCGCCGCCGCTGCGGTCGGCCGATGCCGACCTGTTCCCCGATAAGCCGACGCTCGACGCGCGCGCTCGCGATGTCATTCGGAACGACGCCTATGTTCAGGGCGGCGCGACGCTTCACAAAGACAATATCGTCGGCGCGCAGTTCCTGCTCAACTCGCGCCCGATCTCCCGAGTGATCTTCGGCAAGCAGGACGATGTCTGGGAATCGGAATTCCAAGAGGAGGCCGAAACCCTCTGGGAACTGTGGGCGGATTCCCCCGACAACTGGGTCGACGCGTCCCGGACGAACAATTTCACCGGGCTCGTGCGCCTCGCCATCGGCGTTCACCTAGCCGCCGGCGAAACGCTGGCGACGGCCGAATGGGATGTGGCGAACGCGAGCGATTACAGCACCTGCATCCAGATGATTGATCTCGACCGGCTGTCGACCGACCCGATGTCGAGGATGGATCCGCAGGTGCGGGCCGGCGTGCGGCTAGATTCCCGCGGCGCGCCGATCGCCTATCAGATTCAGACGCAGCATCCGAACGACGTCAACTACTTGATGCAGCTGCCAAAATGGGTGGAAGTCCCGCTGCGCAAGCCGTGGGGGCGGCTGCAGGTCATTCATCTCAAGGAGCAAATCCGCGTCGATCAGACGCGCGGCGTGCCGGAGATGGCGGCGGCGCTGCGCGAGATGCGGATGGGCCATTCGCTGCGGGACATCAATCTGCAGCACGCAGTCACGCAGGCTCTCTATGCCGCGACGATCACATCCGAACTTCCGAGCGAGACGCTGTTCGCGCAGCTCGGCGGCGGCGAACTGACGGCTGAGGCGGTCCAAGAGGCGATGACCAATTTCGCCACGGGCTATCTTGGTTCGATCAACAAATATGCAGGCAAGGCCAAAGGTCTCACCATCGACGGGGTGCGCGTTCCGCACCTTTATCCGGGCACGAAACTGGAACTGCTTTCTCCGGGCGCTAACTCGACCTCGGGCACAGCGTTCGAGGAATCCTTGCTGCGGTACATCGCGGCTACGCTCGGCGTGTCGTACGAGCAGCTGAGCCGCGACTACACCAAGACCAATTACAGCTCGGCGCGCGCGGCGATGACCGAGACTTGGAAATTCATGCAGGCGCGGAAGAAGGCGATTGCCGATCGCTTCGCCAACTCGATCTATCGCCTCTGGCTCGAGGAGGCGATCAACAAGAACCTGCTGACGACCTTCACGGCGAAGCAGGCCGGCAAGCTCTGCTACACTCCGGTTCCCGGCCAGAAATACGGCCGCCTTAACAGCGTGTTCGACGCGCTGACGAAGTGCGAATGGATCGGCGCGTCGCGCGGCCAGATCGACGAGCTCAAGGAAACGGAAGCGGCGCTTGCCCGAGTGGAAGGAGGCATCTCGACCCGCGAGGACGAGCTCGCCCGGCTCGGCAAGGATTGGCGCAAGGTCTTCCGGCAAATGGCCCGCGAGAAGAAGCTCGCCGACGAACTCGGAATCACGTTTGTCAGCATGGCGAACCGCCAGGCGACGGGCATCGCTGCAGACAACAGTCAGGGCGGCGACCAGCAGGATCAGAAAGCAGCATGACCGCCAACCCGTTCATCGCACGCTTCGCCAATGAGCCGGTGCTCATTCAGCCCGGCGCCGAAAAGCATTTTCAGGCTTTGCTCGAGGCGGTGGCGATCGACCCGCGTCTCGAGCGAGCCGAATCCGAGGTTCGCGCCGACGAGAATTTCTGGGGCGAGCCGGGCAGCTTCAAGGCGATGCTGCGACCCTACATTGTTCAGAACGGCGTGCTGCAGATTCCGATCCGCGGCGTGCTGCTGCACGACTTTCCGTATGCCTTCTTCAGCCTCGCCACCGGTTACGAATATATCGGTGAGGCGTTCAAGCGGGGCATGGCGGACCCGATGGTCCGCGGCATCGCGCTCGTGATCGACAGTCCCGGCGGCATGGTCGCCGGCTGCTTCGACCTCGTCGACGAGATGTACGGCGAGCGCGGCACAAAGCCGGTGCAGGCGATGGCCGCCGAGTCCGCTTATTCGGCGGCCTATGCGATTTTCTCCGTGGCCGAGACGGGCATCGTCAGTCGCACTGGCGGCGTCGGCTCGATCGGCGTTGTCACGGCTCACGTCGATTATTCAAAGGCGCTCGATCAGCAGGGCGTGAAGGTCACCTTCATCTATGCTGGCGATCATAAGGTCGATGGTAATCCGTACGAACCGCTGCCCCCGGAGGTGAAGGCGCGGATTCAGGATCGTATCGACGAGCTCTACGCAATTTTCGTTTCGTCCGTGGCCCGTAATCGGGGTCTCGATGAACAGGCTGTGCGGGACACTGAGGCGCTCTGCTTCACCGCCAGCCAAGCCGTATCGAACGGGCTGGCCGACAAAATCGGCAAGCTCGACGATGCACTGGCCGCGTTTGCGGCCGATTTGTCCGAACCATCAGGAGATGAGGAAATGTCCGAACAAAAGGACAAGCCGGCCCTTACCCAGGCCGACATCGACGACGCGGTGGCCGCCGCGAATGCAACGGCCTCCGAAGCACAGGCAACAGCGGTCACCGAGGCCGTCACGGCTGAGCGTACGCGCATCGCTGCAATTCTCGGCAGCGACGAAGCCACCGGCCGCGAAGCTCTCGCGAGCCACCTTGCGCTCGAGACCGACACGGACGCCGAGGCCGCCGTTGCTATCCTCGCCAAGTCGCCAAAGGCGGGCGAGACCGGAACCGGCTTCGTGCGGGCGATGGACGAAACCAAGAACCCCGAAGCCGGCGCTGGCGGCGGCGAGGATGACGAGGAATTCGCCTCGGCCGACGCGACGATCACACTCGCTCGGCAATACGCCATCAAGGGCTTCGCCGCCCGTCCCGCCGCGGCTCACTGAGCCGAGGACTCACCAAAGAAGGGATTCAGTAAATGACCGATGTCAATGCATCCTACCTGAAGAACGACGTCCGCGGCGTTGCTTCATTCGAGGCGCTCGACCAGCTGGTTGACAGCAACCTGCTCGCTGGCGCTGAGCCTGCGGTCCAGGGGCCGCGGCGCATCCTGCTCGCCAGCAGCACGACGCTGGCGCAGTTCACGGTGGTCGGCCTCGATTCCGATGGCAACCTAGTCGCGGCCGTCTATGACGGTG